TTCTAACTTATTCGGTAAAGAACGGTCCCCATTTACCTCTGGATTGTTTTCCATCTTGTCTGTCTTCAAGTTTATCGAGCAATTCGTGAGTTTTGATTAGAGTATCAATTCTGTTGATCAAATCTGCAACCACTGATGTAACCATCGGACGCTCAGTTCTAGCAGCAAATGATAGTGCATTTCGCAGACTTGCTTCTGCTTCCTTCAACGATTGTTCAACAGTTTGTGATAGTGCCATACTTCTGGATTTTCTAGATCTTTACAACGTGGATAAAAGATGCCGTCACGATAACAGGCATCTTCTGGATTTGGTACATCATATTTTATCACAGCAGGTGGTGTGCTGTCAATTCCACAAATTAGTTTAGAGTTTAGTGCATCATTGATACACAACATCACCAGTGGTGCAAGTAATTCTAGCATATTTATTTTAACTTCTACCTCTTAAGTTATAAGGATCAACACCAGGCGGAATAGGATCATCCCACTTACTATCACAAGTTTCATCACTCCAATAATACTTGAGTTTATCACCATTTGCAGAAATATTCAAGTGATAGGTTTTACCATTTTGAGTATAAACCCCGACCCATAAGGTGCGTTCGTTCATACTTTCCAGGTGAAACATCTTCACATCTTCCAGCACAATTTCGTCTGGGTTTTCTGTAAATCTACTCATTGTTCTTCCATCACAGGATACTGCTCATAACCTTTATTATATCCATCCTCGTGGATTGCGAGAGCAAACTTCAAGAGTTCTTCCTCAAGACAAAACCAAGTTCCATCATCTTCATCAAAACTAAACCCAACCTTTATAGCAAGTTTTAGAATTTCTTTGTTAGTCATTTTTTCTCTACCCAAGTACAAGCAAAACAAATCCTCGACATAAATCTCACAAACCTATTAGGCACTTTTCCTTCTACTGGAGTATAAGCAATACCATCACCAGGAGAACCACCAAACAGATAACAAGTCCAGTTAGATAGTTTTGGTATGGTGAGTTGATAGTCAGGGAATTTAGTTTCGTACCAATCAAACACACCATCCTCCTTTGCCTGTTTCATAGCATCTTTCAATCCCTGCTCCACTTGTTCTGGTGTTTGTGGTTCTGGTTTCCATTCAGTCATCGTATCCCACTACCAAAAAGTTGTTTCAGTTCATTATACACCAAAATCAAATCTTTGTCGGTATGTAAATGACCGACATCTTTTGCTCCTCGTAGAAACTCATAGAGTTCTTTTGCTTGTTGTTCTGAAAGTTCTACGACATAACTTTTTTTGACTTCAATCATTTTAATCTTTCCAAGACATTACGAATATGAGACATTGAAAGATAAAACTCACGAGTGTTTTGTCCTCCCAATACAATTGCGTCGAGTTCTTTAAGTGCTTCGTTGATGAGTTCTCTTCGTTCTGCTTCCTCAAACATTTCGTCAGGATAGGGTTCCATAGTGTAACCTTCAGTCATTCTTCATTCTCATAATGGTTTCTACAAGGTCCATAATGGTGGGGTTTTTATCCATATATTCACCATCACGGTCTACTGGTGCTGGATTATTACAGAATACATCATCCCACCAGTCGGCAATCAAATCATAGAGTTTTTGTTCATTCATCTTCATCCTCCTCAATAATCTCCCAGTGTGCATCTGATTTATCACCGAAACGATTAGTTCCAGTTCTAGTTGATACCCACATACAATACTTACGGTTCTCAGATACTAAAAACAATTCTCCATTAGTATCCTGTTCAACAATACAAACAGGATTACCTTCCATTATGTTAGCAAGACGATTCTTCGCTTTGCTGCTTTTGGGTTTTACGGTTATTCTTTTCATTCAAGATCTCCACTTTGAGTTTGCGGATGCCTGTTACAAAATAGGCAAAGTCTCGTGCTTCAGTGATACGTTTGGTTTCACCACAAACATCACAAACTGCTTCATAAACAGAAGAACAACCTACAGAATAGACACCATACTTGTCACCACAATCAAAACAAGTACGATATGCGTTCTCAAGTTTTTTTACGAGTGCTTGTTTCTGACGAATAGTGTTCATGATTTTATTGATTATGGATGTATCCTATCACGCTTCCTCTTCTTCAGGAGGTGACAGTGTGACAGTTTCTTCACTGTCTACTCTTTCCAACATTTCTTGGATTTCTTCTAGACTATATGTTTTTACGTCTCCACGATCAACTTGCGATGCAAGTTCTTGTAAGTATTCCAGAAACTCTTTGGGATAAACATCATCTTCATTCAATGATGCCCAAAACCATTCAATACATTCTGCCTCTGGATCATCTTCTTTGAAGACAGCATAACCATCATAATTAGAGCACATCAAATCAAACCAAATACGAAATGTTGATCTGATACTTTGCCAACCAGTCATCCAACAATGACCAATATAATACTCAATCGAGTTCAGTTTCTTCATAATTCCAACTCCAAGTACGTTCAATCAATCCAATATCAAATCCAAATTTGTATGCCCAAAACAGTATAGAAAGTGTACTACCAGATCCTGACTTAATTTGGATGAAAGGATATGATGGACAATCATTCCAACTTATTGATGCTTGTAGTAATGACCATCCCTTGATGTTTAGGATTGAAACATACCAATCATGCCCATAATCATATTGATGTTTTAGTCTAATCAGTTGGGAAATCTTCATCTAATTCTTTTGCACGTTTCTCCCATGTTACACCACTTGTCGATCCTTTGCAAGGGTTTATACATGTATCATCACCATAATTATTACATACTAACCCAGCAAGATCATGTGGGTCACCTTCTTTACCAGTTGCCCAGTAGTGTTGATCATTGATCCATGTAGCACCACATTTAGGACATGTCTTTGTGTTCATTCTCGTACTCTGCAAGGAATTTTTTGAAGTCTTGTGTATCCTTTACCAATGCTCTTTTGAGTTTCCAACCCATCCACTTCATCTGAAGTTGTACAAATGCGTAACGTAGTTGAAGATCAGCGTAGGCAAAGAGTTTCATTGTCTCCTCAATCCCAGCATATGCGAGGAGAATAGTAAAGAACACTAAGACAAAATAAGTTCCGTACATTGTAACTCTATGCTACATTTTGATATTTATTTGTCACCCTGTTGCCAGAAACTATCCCAAGCACCTTTACATTCAGGACTAGGATCATTTGCATCACAGGATAACTGCTCATCCTTTATTTTACTAACAGTTTCAGACCATGCAGTAGCAAATGCTACATCCCAATCATTCATCACGAATTGTGTGTATTCGCTGATAATTGATGTTAGTGATTGTATTTTATCCCAATCATGCCTTTCTGCTGCATCATAAATGCACTCAGATAGGTCTTTAATATAAGTGAACTTGGTTACAACTGCTTCCAGTTCATTCATACTTTCCCATACTTTTTGATAGTTAGTCATTGATCTCCATTGTGGTGTAAGGTGTAATTCTGGTTGCTACATCACCAACAGTTTTTGCATTGATTGGAGCATAGATTTGGTTTGATTTCTTAGAAATAAATCCCCAGATCGTAGCAACTTTCTTGCCATTATTGTACTCGTACTTCTTCTCATGAACAAGCATCACACGATACATTCTAGTATTATGATCTGTGATCTCGTAATGATAACCTTTTGGTGCTCTTACAGGAAGTTCAGAAACGTGCATGATGTGATTGTTACTTTGCCATTATACTACAAAACCGCCCTAGTGTCACCAGGGCGGTTATTGCGAGACTTAGCACATTGTCAAACTATTCAGTTGTATGATATGATCAGACTGCTTGCAGTTGACCGTCAGCACGATACTGAGCGATCAGTTTGCCAACGCTTTGACCACCAGCAATAGCACTCTCCAGACCTTCACGCACAAGGGTTTGATCCTTAGCGATGAAACCGTATTCGGTATCGTTCGAGGTAAATTTCACGCCCACAGCGTTGTTATCACCGAAAGACACGGAAGCGACGGCGGAAGAGTTAGCGATGTTCAGAGTGTTCATGATGAAAAAATAAAGTTAGGGTTTGACAATGAGTGTCTTTAGGGCGCATCTCATTCCCTTGATTACCTAGTAATCTTACCACGAGGATCGTGGATTGTCAAGGGATTGATTGATCAGCGTTTCTTATCGGTGGGATAAGCGTTGCTGCCGTTTCCTGATTACTTAGTAATCATACCATGGTGATCATGGATTGGTCAAGGGGTTGAACGATAAGGATTGATTATCAGTTCACCACCAGCGTCAACGATTGACTTATACAATATAATATCATTATTAAAAATGATGTTCATATCTTGAATTATGTCTGAAGGTAATTTAGTTTCTTTTAAACTTTTGTTAAACGATTTAAGTTCAATTTTCTCATTGAAAATAGTTTCAATAAAATTACAAAATAAATTCAAATGATTGAAGTCAAATAATCTATCAAGATATACTTTATTATTGATTGTTAATTGTTTATACTGAGAAATTCTTTTAACATTTTTATTTTCTTTCCACCAGTTTTCAAATTTTACTGGTTTAAGACTTCTCAGTGAATTTTTATTATAAAATGAAATGCATCTTTGAATAGGTTCTCTAACAACAGCAATTTTGTAATAATTATTTTCAATAAAAGGAACTATAATTTTATCGAAGTCCTCTGCATTTATATGCCTATATTTTGGACCATCAATAGAAACATCAAATAGATGTTCTAAAGATGAATGAATAGATTGAGATGCTGTTCTTTCAAAGGTAAAAACAACTAACTTGTGTTTATGTGAAATCAACACTTGATGCCAACATACTCAAACTCCTCTTCATCTGACGAATCATTTAGTGTCAGATTGCAAAAATCTTCATAGTCAATGCCAAGATACTTAGCAAAGTCTTCATAATCATCGTGTGATTTCAAGTCTCTTTCAGTTAGCATGATGAAACCTCTGGATTTAGACTTAGATTTTACGATGGACATGGGATTATGTCAAGCGTTGAAACGATCTGCTAGTCTTTCATGATCCGCTTGGGAGGATCTTTCATCCTCCTCATGATCATCTTCTCCGTGAAAGAGTAATTCTACTCTTTCTATCACATAATCCTCTGTATCTTCAAGATAAAATGCTTTTGGCATCAGTCTGAAATTACGGGTAATACTATGTATAATCAGTTTGCAGATTGTTCAGAAACCACAACAGTATCATCCAATTTGGTATACAGTTGTACAAAAGATTGTTTGGTTTCTTCATCAAACCTGTTCAAGCACAGTTCAATCGCTTTCATTTTATCACCAAAGATACTATAAGCGCGAATGATATGTGTCAGGCGACGAGTAGAAATAATCTCATCAACACCACCATCAGCAAACGTCTTACGAACAATATCTGCCCAGGAGCAAAGATGTGAAATATATTTCTCGTGTTCACCAATCAAGGGAACATTCAGTTGTTCACACAATGCACGCAAGATCTTATTCTCTACAGTAGGCGTAGGATATTCTTGCTCAAAGGTAATTGGAAAACGCTCAAGAAACGCTTCATTCAACACATTGGTGCCAATAAAACGTCCATCATCAGAACCCTTACCTTTGGTATTGGCAGTAGCAACTACAGTAAATCCTGCAGCAGGTTTGATATACTCACCAATCTTCTTCAAGAAGACACCTTTACCTTCCAGAATAGATTGCAAGCACAAAATTTTATTGGATGCAAGATCAATCTCATCAAGCAACAGAACTGCACCACGCTCCAGTGCTTCAATCACGGGACCATTATGCCACACAGTTTCACCATTGACTAGGCGAAAACCACCGATCAGATCATCTTCATCGGTTTCTACAGTAATGTTGACACGGATCAATTCACGACCCAGTTGAGCACACGCTTGCTCAACACCGAACGTTTTACCATTACCCGAAAGACCCGTAATAAATACTGGATAGAAGATACGGGAAGCAATAACTTTCTTGAGACTGCTAAAATTACCAAACTGGACGAAGGTATCATCTTTACTAGGAACAAGATTTTGTGTTACTTTAGCAGTTTTACCAAGCGACACACTGTTATCCACAATACTTTCCAGTTGTTCTTTCGCTTCTTGCACAGTCAAGTTCCATTTACCACGACCAACTTTGTATTGGTTCAGATATTTAGACATAGTAGCATAAGAAACACCATGGGTGTTGCAATATGCTTGCAGCATATCAGTGTTGATCTCAGTACCAAAGTTGTCACTCAGGTTGTTGAAATGAGAAGTAAAGTCAATAGTGCGTGGCATGTCTTTGTTTGAACTGAAGGTATCTTATCAAGGATTGGGGTGGTCTGGTGCATTTGGTGGACGGTTCATCAACTGTCATACTCATCATTTCAAATTATACTTGCTACTATCACAAAAAGTATTGCAAAAACTACAATCATCTTCCCATGATTTTTTTAACAAACTTTCATAAAAAGGAGATTTCAAAATTTCTTGGATTGTATGATTATGCAAAGATAATGACTGTATTCCACCATTTTTTTCAATCAATGGCACAACTGTTTTTATAAATGAAATTCTTTTAGGTTCTTTGTTTTCAATACTTAAATCTGGAGTTGGATCACCAGAAATAAAAAAGTTTTTATAAACAAAATAAAAATCTCTAGGCATCATGCAGCATGGATACACTATTCCCTCAGGTGAAATTTCAATCAAATAATCTCCTATTTCACCAAATAGTTTACAATAATGTCTAGGGGAATTATTATCAACATACGATACTTGATATTTCTCTTTTTTTATAAGAGAAGATGCTGCAAAATTTACGGTTTCTTCAAGTCTTTTTGGGATAAGTCTTGGCTGAACAAAAGAAAATTCTGATCCAATACTATTAGAAATTTTTTTCTGATCTTCTATTTCATCTTCATTATGAGAATATGGAATAAATTTCCAAGTTGACTTACCACCAGCATCAGTAAATGCTTTTATATTTTCTATAACTTTACTTGTGTTTGAATTAATACGATATTTGTTATTGTTTGGTTTTATACTGTCTGGAGCAAATGTGCATTGAACTCCAGTTTTTCCTAGTTCTTTCCACCACTCTATATTTTTTGTTGATCCATTACTATCAATGTAAACTGACGAATGAAGCATCAAATATTTTATAATATCAATAAAATTAGGATTTAATGTAGGTTCCGCTACTGCTCCAGACAAATAAACATCAGAAACATAATATCGTAAAAATGTTCTTGGTAAGAATTTTTTTACTGTATCTAATGATAAATGAATAGTATTTAATATTTTTTTATCTACTATTTCTCTAACACATAAAGGACATTTTAGATTACAATAATTTCCAACTTCCAATCTAACTTTCCATTTTTGCATTTAATTTCCTCAATAAAAATTTTAGTGCTTGCTTCCTAGATTTTAGCACACCTTTACATGTACCTTTAGTTTTTTTTGGTTTTTTACTATGGTGTTGCCAGTTAGGTGTTGACATTTGCTTTATGCTTGTTGATAGTATTCTGCCAAAACTCAGATGTCATTTGTTTAGATCCAGTCAACTTTGCAACGATTACACCATCAATCATAGCGATCAATGTGGGTGTTACATCAACACCACAATCGCGTGCAAATTGTGACCACACACCATTCTGCTTTGCATCAGTAATTCTAACGACATCTTGCCATCCTTCAACCTTCTTTAGTTGTGTTTCTGCGTACATACAAGGACGGCAACCTTCTTGTACAAAAAGTGTAATTTCAGTCATGCGATTTGCTCCACAAACTTTTGAAGTACGAACTTGTTAGTCTTTTTACCCTTGAACATCTTACGGAAAGCATTACCAATCTCCCGTTTGGAAGCATCATCATCAACCTTCAGATCAGCATCAACACTCATAGAGGATTGTTGCAAACCAAAGTATAGATCAAATGCTTTACTCTTCATACAGACACTATTATTCTTCTTCAGATCTTCCCTCATATGATCTAAACTATTATACTGACTTTCTTTGCCATACCAATACCAGAAACTACGAAGTGATCCACGTTCAAGAATACGGAACCCAACGAAACTAACACCAGCAATCTCATCTTTGACATATTCAATTAGTTTACTGGTAAACTCTCCATCCATATCAGCAGGAGAATAGGTACGACCATTCTTAGTGTTACGAATTACAGCACCTTTGTACAATGGACGGCGACCTTTCTGCTCACCACCATCATAATAAGTCTTACGAATAACATTATACGAAGGGCAATATCCTTCACCGTCAGTAAGAACAATAGCGTGACACTTTTGAACTTTGTGCTTATTGATAAATTGCTTCATGATAGGAGAAGAAGCAATAATACACTCGTTCAGTGGTGTACCACTAAGCGAAAAACGACGAGGATAATCATAGTAACTCGCTAGAAAAGATTTAGCAGTCAACCACAAGTTCTGCATCATCTTATCAAGATCCTTATTCTTAGCACTACTGCTCAGAATATTCACCATACGGAAAGACCCATCAACATTGATGTCATTCTCTTTCCACACTTTACATACATTCATCTTGGAGATGTTGTAAGCATCTGTGGTATTATCACCCATGTTCAGTGTAAATGCGTCCGTGGTGAAAGCATACACATCAAAGGGAATGTTCACCTTACGGCAGAACCAAACCAACTGAAACAGTTGTTTCATAGTATCTAGCATAACGTGTTGCATACTGCCAGACCAATCGAGATAGAACACCAGACCATGATTTTTACCATCAGGAATAGTCGTTACTTTCTTGAACAGATCTTCGTTGTACTTATAAGTATGCAGTTTAGAAGTACTCAACACACCAGTGCGAGAAGTAGTAGCACGAGCATAAGCATCTGCTGACTTCTTCATCTCAAACTCTTTAACCAAGTAGTTAACTTCTTTAGCAGCAGAGTTCTTGAATTGCTGATACTTTACCAAATCCTCTTTGATGTAGTATTTCCCAACATCACCTGATTCTTCAGCATGAAAGTGATTATCCAGATACTTTTTAATAGTATCAAAATCTACAACAACATTATCCAAGTTCAATTCAGGAACACCAACATATTGTGTTGCCTCTGCCTGATACTCAATCAGATCATTACTGTTATCATTGAATGATTGTTGAGTATCAGATTTATCCAGACCAGGATCAGAAGATTGCTCAGGTTTCTCTACTTCCTGATCACCAACTTCAGGTTTATCTTCACCAGTCCCATCTTTTTCCTCTTCCAAACTTTCAAAGTCATCATCATCCTGATCACCCTCAGTTTGTGACTGTGGTTGCTGAGTAGTTTGCTGCTGTCCAGCATCACTCTGCTGTTGTGGTTGCTTAACTACTTTCTGCTGCTGCTTAGAGTATTCATGAATACGCTTAGCAAGATCAAGAACCTGCTCAAAAGTTTCTGCCTTTGCAATTTCAGTTACAAACTGTTCTTCATCATCATTGAAATCAATGCAAAGATATGCACCAATCTTGAAGTACAGATTGATCTTATCAATCAGTTTCATCCGATTGATATCAGTATCTTTCACACAGAAGAAATCATCCTGGTTCAGTTCATGATAAGCAGCATAGAAATCACGAGACAAACCAGCAAACTTATTCTTCATCAGACGCTCAATCCGAGCATCTTCAACCACATTCACATAATCAGGCGGAACATTCTTATACTTCTCCTCAAAGTTCCACTCACGAAATGGTGTGAACAAAGCATGACCAACTTCATGCGCTACAAGCATATCATAAACCTGATTGCTTGCTTTCTGCCACATCGGCAGCGTCAAAACACGGCGATCAACATCAAACATAGCAGTTTCTACCTGCTTATGCTCAACGATCAGGTTTTCAGTAGCAAGCAATCGTGCTAGATTGCCCTTGATTTCGATGTTGACTGCCATTGCTTTTCTTGATTTGACAGTATCTTACCAAAAAACCGCCCTCTCAGGCGGTTTAGTGGACAGTTCTTCAACTGGTTTCTTTGATATACAATGCGTCTCCCCATCCAACACCTTTCCAATCAACAACTTTTCTTTTGAAGTTATATTCAAGTAAAAACTCATCAATATCTTCTATAAGAGCACAATTTTCATATAATTTTTTATTATTTACTTCACAATAAACAGTATCAATGTGTTGTAATGTTTTTGTTCCACCCTTTAGAACTTCCAATTCATATCCCTGCACATCCATATTTAAAAAATTACATCTAGCACAATCTTCATAATAATCATCTAACTTTTTGAGACTAACAAGTTCACGCTTATTGAAAATAATATCAGGATAATCTACAAGAACATCTTGTGGTTTTAAAACTGAACTACACTCTGTAAATGCAGGACTTACATACATTTCAACTTCTGTATTCTCATTACCAAGAGCAACATTATACGTTTTTATATTGGTATTGTGTTCACTATTATATTGATTTGCACGATCTTGTAATTCAATATATGGATTTGGTAAAGGTTCAAACGAAACTATTGTTGTTATTCCTTGCTCAAAATAAGAAGGAATTTCTTCACCTTTATTTCCACCAACATGAATTATACCAGATATATTAACTTGATGTTCTGATTGTATTGAAGCAATACTTATAATCACGTTTTTTATGGTTCAAGCAGGTGGTAACTTGACTGGGTTTGGTCCAGTCATTCTATCATAAATCTTTTGTGCTCTAGGATCTTGTAGTTTTTGACCTTTATCCCAAGTTGCTTTTGATGCGTTTGCTGAAGTATTAGTAGTCGATTCCTCTGATACTTTCTTCTTCTTACCCATCTGCTTATTATAAAAATCCATGAACGCTGGAGAATTGATACCTGTCTTAGGATCATTCATTCTACGCTCACGAGAAGATTGTGATCTACGCTGTTCACGCTCATACTTCTCTGGATTGTTTCTAGCATACTGTGCTTCGTATACCATATATGCTAGTGCTTGCTCTACACTATATCCAGCAGCAGTAATTTCTGATAGAACTGTATCAAATAGATCAAATTCTTCAGGGAAAGGATTACCTACAGTGTGTCCTTTCGCTTTCTTAGCAATATGCTCAGCATCCTTCATTGTTTGCTTAACATATTTCTCACCTTCTTTCTTTGATAACTTAGTGGTGCTCATCTTAGGACCAGACTTTTTAGCACCAACACCTGCCTTATTTCTAAACTCGCTTTCTGCTTTCTTTTCTGCTTGTCTTTCTTGTGAAGCAAGTCTTCTCATTTCTCTACGATCTTCATCTTCGTAGACAGACATATATGCTTCGTATAACTCTAGTGGGTTCATTACTGATAGAAATTACGTCCTATCGGTATTTATAATTACCTCTTCCCAACAGTCAGGATATACAATTACACGAATACAACGCAATCTATCTTGACATTCTTTCACACATATTCCAATGTAGTGTTCGTCAATGAAGTCTACTGTACCTTTAGTATCCTTATACTGGACTTCTTGACCTAACTGGAACATGATTTTTCATCGGTGGCAGAGTTATCCTACTTATACTTGCAGGATTTGTCAAGCCCTGCTAAAATAAATATTGAAAATGTTTTTGTTATGTATAACGGCAAACGGATTACTTGTGTTATTCCAGCACGAATGAAATCAAGTCGGTTTCCTGGTAAACCACTTGCTAGGATACTTGGACGTGAGATGGTAGTACGTGTCGCAGATATTGCAAAACAATCTAAGTATTTCGATCAGATCATCGTAGCTACAGAAGACGAAATTATCAAACGATTATGTGAAATCAATGGATACCAATCCCAACTCACAAGTCAACACTATACCTGCACTCATCGCGTGTCAGAAGTATCTCAAACTCTGGAAAGTGATTATGTTTTTAATCTGCAAGGAGACGAACCGTTAACTGATCCTGCATGGATTGATCGTATCATTGAGTTTGGTGTTGATCACGATTATGATATGGTTCAAGCATCAAGACAATTAGAACCTGATGAACTTGAGGACGAAGATGTTGTCAAAATGATTGAGAATAATGGTAGAGTTGTTCATATGCAACGAACACCAGATGTAGTGTGTAATAATATCACTGTACAATTAGGATTATATTTTTATCGACGAAATGTAATCTGCGACTTTCCTAATCTTGATATGGGATTTGTTAAGTATTGGAAAGGATTGGATACGATTGGGTTTTGTGGTAAGTATGAAGTAGTGCCATTTGATCTAAAGTGTGGTAAAATAAGAGCAGTAGATAGACAATCTCACATCCAAGAAGTTGAACATGAACTTTCAAAACAGCAATATTGAAAATGCAGCAAAGATGTTCAGTAGAGCATCTAGAATTGGTTTGATTGGTAATGGTGGTAATCTTTCGGTTGCTCAGCACATGGCATCAGACATTTATCGCCACACTGATAAGTTTTGCTTTGCTCCTGATAGTATCTCAATCACAGCGTTTGATGTTGATGGTGGATGGCATCATAAATGGGTTGATTATGCTTGTCAGACAGCAGATCTAATTATTGGTATTAGTTGTAGAATACAATCTCCTCTTGTTTCTGCATTAGAGGATGTTGAGTATGGTATGCCTGTGCTGTTGATTGCTCCAAAAAAGCATAAGAGAATTGAAACGATTGTGATTGATGTTGAAACCTATCACGAATTTGAAGTCAATGCAATCTGGACATTATATGCCCTGATGGAGTATAATGGCATTACACTTCCCAAATTACCATGATCGTTCCTGATATTGATGAGAAGGCAGAAATCTACTGCTTTGATATTGACGGCACTCTTTGCACAGAAGAAAACTGTAATCTTGCAGATGCTAAACCAATTCTTTCACGAATTAGTATTGTCAACCGTCTCTATGAAAGAGGTGCTAAGATTTATCTGATGACTGCCCGTGGAATGCTTAGTTCAGATAACAATGCAGAAAAAGCTGACAAACTAATGCGTGATTTGACGGAAAAGCAACTCAAAGAATGGGGTGTTCAATACCATCAACTATTTTTTGGCAAACCTCGTGCAGCATATTACATCGACGATAAAGGTTGGGGAGATAAAGATTTTTTTCGTCAGTTCTAAAGTTTAGAAAATAGATCTGCACATCTACTACTACAATCAGAATTGATGAATTTTTGTGATTTAGTTTTCAACCACTCATAAGACTTTTGATACTTTTCATCATACACGAATTCCAATCCATCTTGAAGAAATCCGTTTGATTTTAGATCATCAAATAATTCTTTAGGCGATTTCAACACATCAAGTCCAAGCATTTTTCCTGTAAGAAATCTTTTATCATCCAAAGATAGATCATTCCACTTTTCTGTCCAGTGAAAATATTCTTTTTGTGTATCATTTAGATAATCATATCCCCACTTCAAAAATCTAAGAACCTTTGACTGGATTTGTTTACCACCTTCATCAACAGTCTTTGTTCTATACTTTTTGATATCGTCATAGATTATAATATTTTTTTCTAAAAATTCTGCATAGTAAATGTCTGTGCCTGGCCAAGGAATATAAATGTTTTTGTGAGTTAGGAATAAATCTGATAGTACAAATTGTCTTGGTTCTCTATCAGACATCTGCACCCAATTCCACTCATCAGGTAAAACTAATTTGTTCCAATGTTTCCATATATCACATTCTCTCCATGGTAAAAGAAATGTGATTGGTTTGGGTGCAGTATCAATAACTTCTTGAACTGTTTCCCACTCATCATCACGAATAGTTGCTACATCATCTCTTGGTAAAAAAAATAATGATCCTTTAGGTTCATATTCTTTTGCAGTTGCAGTTACACCAAGATCCCATAGGAATGGACAGGTTCCATAATATGAACGAACAACTTTGCTAGTGTTTATTTTATGATGATGTGGTTCAGTAAATGTATAAACTTTAGTTGCATTGAAGCACTCTGGTTGTGTATACATAAAATCACGCCTGCCGAGAACTTCACGGCAAACACCAGGAATTACACCAAATAAAAAAGAGGTATCTGAAGATAACCCCAGATACCTACAAATTGAATGGTGCCACTTATCAGATTGATCAGCGAACACTTAGATCAGTAAATACCATTATAAATTGGGTTTGAACCGTCAAATGTTGTTCTTGCAAAACCAACGGTTACTGTTTCTTCCACGAGAATTGTATCAACTTCTTCGTCGGTAAGAATACCTTTTTCAAGTAAAAGTTGAACTAGACCTTCAGTAGAAACCTGAATGGTAGTTTTATCAATAGGTGTCCATTTTAAGGGACCTTCATACTCTGCAATCGTGCCAAATTCACCAGCAAGAGCTCTATTGTAAAGTTCTCTTGAATGCTCTACCTGATCATTTGGAGCTGCAGTATATGGAAGATACTCTTCTGGAAGATCAGTGAAATCGACTTCTAGATCGATTGCGTTATGCTCTGGATTTGCCCATCTTGGGTTACGAGCATCTCTAATTGTGTAATACTGTGACATTGTTCTTAGTTCTCCTTTTTATATATCAAGCGTAACGCAACCAAAGGGTTGACGAATATGCAACTGTGGTATTAACAGTAACACTGTTTACTGTCACTGTACTGATTGTTGCAGTACCTGAAGTGATAGTACCTGATGATGTAAATGCAGTAGCTGGTTTACCAGGAACAGTAACAGTACCAGAAGTCGATACAGTACCTGAAATTGTGCCAGAACCAGTACCAGATCCAGTTCCTGTACCAGTGTTAACTAATGCAGCACCTGAATCGTATCCCATACATCTCCAACTTCCAGCAGGTTGTGAAGTTGTATAAAGACGACCAGTAGAGTCTGAATAGTAAAGGGATGATCCAGCGAGTGTATCCCCTGGGTTATACACAGTGATCGAACCACTTTGTTGTAGGAAAGCGTAAGATCCAACAGCACCAACAGTAGTGTTAGCGTTTACTGCAGCAGTAATTGCAACGTTTGAAATACCGCTAATTCTTTGATTAGCATCAACTGTAACCTGAGCAACGTTTGTAGCATCACCATAAGTACCTGCTGTAGCACTTGTGGTTTTTGTTACGTTTACTCCGTCTCCGTATAAAGCCATTTTGTTTTAATCTCCTTGTGTATTTATGGTTTGCAAATCAAACTTCTTCAAGAACGAAGCGGAAACGCTTTCCACTTCTTCTGTTAATAATATATAGATGCTCTTCACCTTCTTGTACTAGGTATGAACCCCAAGTACCGTCAACGCTGTTAGCACTACCTTCGTTTGACAAATCTAAGTCGTTTGAGTAAACGTTTGCCCAACGGTTTGCAGACGAACCAAGATCAATTGTGTTGTTTGCGTTTGGTGCTATGTTTCCAGAAACTGTTGCTGCACCAATTGTTTTGTTGGTGAGAGTTTCAGTACCAGCTAATGTTGCAAAATCAGCATCAGTAACTGCAGTATTGAATTGTGCAATAGTGCCAGTTACTGTGTTACTACCAAGAGAAATTGATTTGTTAGATAGCGTGTCAGTTGTAGCACGACCAACAAGAGTATCAGTTGAGGTGGGGAATGTAATAGTTCCACTATTAGAAACTGATGAAATTACTGGCGAAGTTAGAGTTTTGTTGGTTAATGTATCCGTGGAAGACGTAGTAACAACGTTTACACCTTCAACAGCAATTCTACCAGCAGATGCTCTTGTAATTGAAGTATCACTTGCGTGTCCAAGTTCAATAGCACCAACACCTAAACCAATCGTGGTTGATGATGTAATACCTGTGACAGGTAGTGAAGTACAGTTAGTTAGAGTACCTGCAGAAGGTGTTCCGATGTTTGGAGTTGTTAGTGCTGGAGATGAGGCAAATACAAGTGCTCCAGATCCTGTTTCGTCAGTTAAAGCAGCAGCTAAGTTTGCTGATGAAGGAGTTCCAAGGAAGGTAGCAACGTTAGCAGCAAGACCACTGATGCCCGTTGATACTGGAAGACCAGTACAGTTAGTGAGTGTACCAGAAGAAGGAGTACCTAATACTGGAGTTGTTAATGTTGGAGATGTTAAAGTCTTATTGGTAAGAGTATCAGTTGAAGATGTAGTTACAATATTAACACCTTCGATTGATACAACACCAGCAGAAACTCTAGCAAGAGTTGTATCCGTGGCATGACCAAGTTCAAGCGAACCTACACCTAATGAGGTAAGGGTTGAACCCGTAATACCAGAAATCGGCAATCCAGTACAGTTAGTTAGAGTACCTGAAGAAGGAGTTCCTAATACTGGAGTTGTTAGTGTTGGAGAAGTAAGTGTCTTACTAGTAAGAGTTTGAGTATCGGTTGTACCAACAACATCACCAGTAGGAAGTGATTTTCCTAAAACTTGTGAAGAAGTTAGAACTGCAGTGCCGTTGATCTCGTACTGCTTACCAGTAACAAGGTTAATGTCTTGGTTAGATGTCCATGCATTTAATGCACTGCCCCAAGTAATAGTCTTATCAGTAGCACCCTTGAGTGTAATACCACCACCATCAGCGGTTACATCGGTTGGAGTAGCAACAGAACCAAGTTCAAGGTTCTTATCATCAACGGTAACAGTTGTGGAGTTAACAGTTGTTGTTGTACCGTTGACTGTTAAGTCACCAGTAACTGTTAGGTTACCACCTACAGTAGCAGCAGCAGATACGTTTACGGTAGTTGCCTGAAGGAATGCTGCTGTAGAAACTCCAGAAGAGTTAATATTTCCAGTAAATGCCAAAGCAGTTACAATTCCAGTTACATTAATATTACCTTGAACCGAACCAGTAATAGTTGGGTTTACTAAGGTTGGATTTGTACCAAATACAAGTGCTCCAGATCCAGTTTCGTCAGTTACTGCAGAAGCAAGGTTTGCTGATGAAGGAGTTCCAAGGAATGTTGCTACGTTAGTACCAAGACCAGAAACACCAGTTGATACTGGGAGACCAGTACAGTTAGTAAGTGTACCCGAAGAAGGAGTACCTAATACTGGAGTTGTTAATGTTGGAGAAGTTAGAGTTTTGTTGGTAAGTGTTTGTGTATCGGAAGTACCAACAATCGTTCCTGTAGGAGCACTTTGCCCATCAAGTAAATCTGCATTTAGGTTAGTAACAACAGTTGTTGATGCAACGGTAAATGGTGCAGTTCCTGTAGTTACATTTGATACAAATCTAGATGCTGTATGAATACCCGAAGAATTGATATTAGTATTCTGTAAATCTGTAACTGTAGAAACACCAGTTGCATTAATATTACCAGTAAGTCCCTTTGAAGCGGTTAGGATACCAGCAACAGAAGCATTTCTAGATACAATTAAATCTACAGTTGTTGTAATTCCTGTAATGTTTTGGTTCCTTGCCGAAACTTCATCATAAGTTAAGTCTCCAGTAACATTGATATTTCCAGTAACGGAAAGATCTTGATACATGAAAACGTTTGAGGCGAAAGTAGATATGCCAACATGCGAGGATAAACCTGCAACTATCTGTTGACCTGCTCCACCGAATTTCGCCAGTTCTCTGGCTCTAGACATATTGGATATAATTTATACTACAAGAGTATTTAGATTATACCTCTGTTAGATTAATCTTAAATTTCTTACCGCTTCTATTGTTAATCATGAAGATATCATTTTCACCTTCTTGCAATGTCCAATCTCCCCATGTTCCATCTACACTATTTGCACTACCTTCATTACTAAAGTGCATATCAGCAGAGTAAATATTTGCCCAGCGAACAGAAGAAGATCCTAAATCAAAGGTATTATGTGTTGTTGGTAAAATTGTCTTAGAAGTTACAAATCCTACAACGATATCTGGATTTCCTGATAGTCCAGTTGCAGATCCAGTTAATGTTCCACTAAATGATCCACTGAAAAGGTTAGCAGTCGCAACACCTGTGACACTAATAGTATCACCCTTTAATTGAGGAATTGTAGAAATACCACTCGCTTGATTGATGGAAGTAACGGAAATTCTTCCTAGAGTAGAAATTCCAGTAGAGTTGATTTCTCCAATAAGATTACCATTGACTTGTCCTGTGAGTGGTCCACTAAATGTTGATGCAGTGACAATACCAGAAGCATTTACTGTAGTTGCTACAAGTTGAGTGATTGTAGAAACGCCAGATGAATTAATTTTTCCTGTGATACCACCATTAACCGTAATGTTATTAACAGTTAAATCAGTTAATGTGGTAATACCAGAAACTAAAGTATGTCTTCCTACTTTTAGATCTTGAGTTACTGTTAATGCAGTTCCAACAGTTGCTGCAGCACTAACATTTATTGTTGTTGCTTGTAAAAATGCTGCTGTAGAAACACCAGTTGAATTTAATGGTCCAGTAAATCCAACACTACTTCCTGCGGCAACAAATCCGCCAGTAGCAGTAATAATGCCAGAATGATTTGCTTTTGCTATCTGTTGCCAACCAGCGGTGCTTGAGGCAGAATACAGTTGTCCATCTTGTAGGGATCTAGCAATTGAACCAGGAAAATCTGTAGCAAGTTGAGAAGTTAAATCTGAATTATTAGCAACACTTTGACGAATAAGATTTCCAATTGCTTGAGATCTTATCTGTCCTGCATCAGAAATTGTTGTGATCCCAGAAGTTCCAAAAGTTGAGATGCCAGTTACACGTAAACTTTCTAAAATACCAGTTGGTCTGATAGAAGCGATACCAGAAACAGGACTGGTAATTGACATTCCAGTACCAACTCTAAGAGTTGTAATACCTGTCAAAGAATTATTTCCAGTTCCATCCTGTACCGTTATTGTTCCTTGAACACCAGTCAAGGAAACTCCGCTACCAACAAAAGCAGTTGCTGTTACAACACCAGAACAAATAATACCGTTTGTTACACCAATTCCAAACGGAAAAATAACCTTATCAGTATTAGTTCTATTGACAACCGTATTTACGCGAAGCTTTGACATTATAAGTTCCTGAAGTGTTCTACTTTTCTTTTTTTATTTATGATCAGAGACTACCTAGATTTAAAATATCTATTGTAAAAATTCTTCCGTCACCAACAACCAATTCATCTCCTTCATTCAGAACTAACTCCGAATAAATTGACCATGCACGCTCTGCATTTGGTATGGTTGATGCATCGATGGTTATTGATCCTCCAAGACCAACTTCAGTATTCAAATATTCAACAACACCAGGACTTGATCCAGTAACAACAGAACCAATACCAATTTGTTCTGGAGGAAAACCAACAGTAATAGTTGCAACACCAATATTAAGACCAGAAACAACTCTGGTAGATTGTGTTGCAGTTACACCAGCACCTACAAAGTTTATAACAGTAATGGAACCAGCAAATCCAACTGGTGTTACACCTTCATCTTCTACAGTGATACCATTAATAGATCCTGCTGGTACATTAGGACCCCAATAACGAAGTCCATTTACATCACTGTAAAGAACATAGTTATTATTAGATGGATTTCCTAAGTTAGGTTCTGTCTGCTCTAGACTAATAAAGGAATATCGATCTGTTGTTAGACCAGCAGCACTGGTAAGTCCTACTCTACCAGAAAGAAGTCTTGCCATTACTTAGCGTTCTCCAGTACACTAATAATACACTTCATAGTATTACTGAAATCACCTTTGATTTTTAGAATATCTCCAACTTCTAAAACCAATCTACCATCAATAAATGACATTGAATCTTGGGAAGGAATTCTTCCTAGATTGATAATTTCAGTATCAGTACCATTTCTACTATGATATGCTGTGAACGATGTTACTGAAGTTCCAGAACCAACGTTAGCAACATTTCCGTAAATAAGTAGAGCAGCAACACCTGGCGGGCAGGTGTAAATTCCAACAGCACTTGTTGTAAGCGTGTGGGTAATTGTTTTAAATTTATTTAATGGAATAGCAGCCATGGTTTATTGTGCTCCTAGTGCAATGATAAGTGGTGTTAGAGTTGCTTGAATACTCTTATTGAACGCATCTCCAGTGATAGTTCCAGTTTGCTGATTGATTGTAAGTCCATCACCAATTCTAAAGTTTCCTTTTTCGTCGGTTGATGTATAAACGACTTTACCACCATTTTCAGATACAACCATATTTTCTGGAATTGATACACCACCATTTGCAGGAAATGCAGTTGTGATTGTTATACCAGTACCAATATATTCAAAAGTATATGACGAAGCGAGAATTAGTGATTGTTTTGCAAACGGAACCGTAGATCCAACACCAATATTTGATGGTAGATTTTGATCAAGAGTGATCGTAGACACGCCTGCTGTAGGCGTTGTAGCACTATTTATAGTAAAGTATGATGGACTAATTACTGCAGTAGCAGTTGCCGTAGCAATGCCTGTAATTGGGGCACCAATGGTAATTGTAGGAGCAGTTCTATATTGCGTGCCAGATGAAATCAAATCAATTGAAGTAACTGATCCAAATCCACTGACATTTGCAACTGCTTCTGCAGTAATTCCATTAGGACCAGTAGGAGCACTAATGGTAACTGTTGGTGGATTTGCTGAAGTATATCCAGCACCAGAGGACGTTATATTAACGCGAATAACTTCATTAAAGAGTTCTCCAATGTAAAGTGCTTGTCCTGTAAATGGTCTCCTTGTTCCCAATCCAGATACAACAATAACATTGTCTTCCGCTACTGCAGCAGCAGTTAGAATGCCTGTATAATGAACTGTGCCAACACCAGATGCAATTAATCCATAGTTACCAAATGATGCGTTTGAGTTGTTAAGATCACATGTTCCACCAGAGTAACATGTGATTGCCTTATCAGTAGCGATTGTAAAGATAGAAACTAACTGAGCGTATCCATCATTTGTAATAGAAACACCAACACCACCTTGATTGTATTGTGTGTAACTATCAACGACCATGGATTTCGTGCCTTCTGCATGATTTCCATTAATCTTCATTCCAATGCTATTTGGAACAAAGTTTGTGCAGTTTCTTACATATGGTGATTGTGTAATAATACCAGTGTTTGATGCTGGATTAAATGCAACCATTGCACCAGTGTTTGCTGATCCAACAAATGACATGTTTTGTAACAAGTCACCATTATCAACATAGAACAAATCTTGTCCAAGATTTGTTGGAATGACTTGTGTATTTCTTAGATCATCACCATCAATTGTGACATTCTTTGGAACAATGATTGGATTATTCTCTGGATAGACACCACCAGTTACACGAATAACCTGTCCTGCTGTTGCAATACCGCAAGCAGCTTTAATTGTTCTTTTTGCTGTTGTTGGAGATCTTCCAGTATTCCCATCATTTCCATCTTGAGTAACAAAGATGACATTAAATTCACTAGAACCAACACCAGTCCACACAAGTTCACCAGTAGCAGTGGCACCAAGAACGGAACCAGCAGATCCAACAGATCCAGCAGCGTCTAAGAATGTTCCACCAATCTGAACATATCCATTACCACTATCAGTACTTGGACGCTTTACTTGGAATAAGTATTGTGGAACAGATGTACCAACACCAACTCTATTTGTTACATCATTATAATAAAGTTGATTAGCACCACCAAACTTACCATCAGATTTTCTATACTGAACTTGGAAAGTTGTGCCAGCGGCATTAACTTGAATTTCTGCAAGGTCTGTCCAAGAAACAGCAGTACCAACAGATCTTAGAACTTGTCCATTATTTCCTGCACTATTATTTGAATCATAAACTTCTTCATAGAACTGAACTGTTCCACGAAAATCAGCATCTCTTACTGGTTGTGTGCTACCGATACCAATTTGTCCAGCAGCAACGATACCATCAAAGTTTGCAGTTGATGCAACATCTAATCCATACCTAGCGTTAGTTTTACCAATACCAGTTTTATTAGTATCAGCATCTACAAAAAGAGCCTGATCTCCAACTTCAAGACCCTTCTCAACAGAAAACTTCTTATTGACAGATGCCATCTACTATTACACTCCTTCGTTATCAGTATTTATCAAAGAGTTCTCATAATGAACGCTAAAGCATAATATGGAGGTAGGTTTTGGTTTGTTGGTGAAATTCCAGCAGATTCAATTGTGAATGTAGTTGAAGATTCTTGATCTGCAACCTGCACAGAACCACCACCACCTTGGTTTACAGGTTCATCCGAAACTGAGGTAACAGCTGTGAAACTATTTGCAGAACCGTTTGTTACATTGTGAGTGTGAGCAGGAAGTTGAGAATCAGTTGTACCACCAATACCAGCAACGGAATAGTTATTTCCTGCGCCAACAATAAACCTATCTCTCAAGTCTGGAGTTCCACTAGATCCATTACATAATGCCCATCCAGTTGGGATAGATGCAATAGATCCAGACCACATGATAATACCACCGACAGGAATTGTACCTGCACCAATGAATGAAGATCCTGATGAAACCTGAACATTACCAACATGTGTTGTATTTCCTACAAATGTTGATATTCCAGTGATAAACACATTACCATTGAATGTGCTAATGCCAACAGTCTGGAATTGGTATTGATCTGCACAATAGGTTACGCCAATACCAATCTTATCAAAAACATAATGATCGCTAGAACATTCGTGAGAAATCTTACCCCAACGCTTCCATCTTACACCAGCATTTGCTTCATTTGTTCTAACCCATCCAATATATCCACCACGGGTAAATGTGGTTCTGAAAAGTATATTATCGGTTGCACTTGATGGACAAGTGTCACCAGCACGAATACCAACATAAACTGTTTGTGCAATATCACCTGCACGATTGCCTTTCAGTGCAAGATCAACAACTTCAGTATTACCCTTACTATAGAAGTTATTGTTGACAGTTAGATCATCAACAGTTAGTGTTGCATAAGTTGTTTTTTCTGAACTTGCAGCATCACCAATACCACCTGCACCACCACCAAATCCTGTAGTGTTATTGATCTTACGCTTACCAATAAAGAAATCTCCAGTATCATTCATACCAGTGTAAACAACTAATCCACCCCTGGTTTGAACTGACTGTGCAAGAAGTACTGCATTATCATCAAGAACTCTATCTTGAGCTTGTGGCATCGCAGTGGAATAATTTCCAGGACCATATCCAAGATATTCAAAAGTATGTCCTGAAGCACGAAGAATAGAATATCTTCTATTTTCTACAGGAAGAACATTGATCCTTCTGACTGCAACGTTAGTATCATGAGGAACAGCATTAGATCCTAGTACACCACGGATGATACTTGTTGCACCAGTATTAGAAATTCTTACGATTTCATCTTCAATCAAGAGATAATCACCTCTCTTGAGCATGGATGTATTGTCAAGAGAAATTGATGTTGTTGTGGTTGTAATACCAGAAGTTAGTCTTGTCGTTACACCATCATAGATTGGAATTCCTCTTCCTCTTCCACGAATAGAAATACCTGTTCCATGTGCAGTCGCAACACCAGCATATGCAGGAGCATTGCTTGTTACGCCAATATTAACACGTAGAGAAGATCCATATCCTACTCTTTCACTAACAAAGTGAGTTCCATTATAAACTGTAGAGAAACCTGTACATCCAGCAATAACAATTTGATCACCACTTCTCAATCCAATATCAGAAGTAAGAAGAACAGTTGCAATACCACTTAATGCGTCATGGGTGATATTGACTACATTTGTTGCAATACCAACATGATAGAAGAAACCACCAGTTGAAACACCAGATGCAGTGCCAGCATATGTGATCGTCTTAGAGTTAGGAACAGAAGCAATTCTAAACAATCCATTATATGCAGTGCTTCCTACACCAACAACTTGGATTGCATCACCAAGTCTATTATCAATTGCAGATACAGTAGCGGTAGCATTTGTACCAGGAGCATGGAAAGGAACTCCTCTTACAGTAACAGTGTCTCCAACAGCATATCCAGATCCATTATCTACAAGGGTAATAGCGGTGATAGCACCACCAGCAGATACAGTTACATTTGCTGTTGCACCTTTACCACTTCCACCATCTAATCTAATGTTGAAATAGTTTTCTACACCACCACTGTTGGTTCCATAATTTGTTCCACCAGAAATTGATGAAAGATTAGAAATACCACTTAGTCCATGCTCTACAGCAGTGTTAATTGTTAAAGTAGATCCAGAAACTGATGCCCCAGTGATGCCAATACCAATGCCAGTTTGTTCAAATAACGAGAATAATGCTTCCTTTGAAATACTATCAGAAGGATCGCTGCTTTCTACCTGCCCAACTAGATCACGTAATGCATAACTTGTTGTTGCATTTGGATCATCTTTTTGAGTGTCTTTTCCAACCGCAGGAATAAGATCGTTGATATTTTGTGAGAACTTGTTTGATGCAGTTGAAAATGGAGTTACATCTGGAGTTTTTAGATATCCTAAGATTGTTAGATCATAGACACCATCTTGGATATCTTTCTTATATTTTTGAACTTCAGTATTAGTATAGATCTGATAAGATGGACCAAAATCTTTTTTGACAAAATATGGACTGAAAGTTCTACCAGATCCTACAATAGACTGATCAAATACTGTGTATGGAATACCTGTGGTTACAGTTGAAATTGATCCTGGGTTTGTATTGAGACCGATTGTAAATGTTTTGCTGTCAGTAATTGAAAGAACTTCAAATAATCCATTGAAACCAGCATTACTAGTACCACTTTGATTATTTGTACTTCTTAGACGATTGATCTCAATGAGGTGTCCAGACTTTAATCCGTGAGGATATTGTGTAGTAACAACACCAACATTTGAAGACCAAGAAGCATTAATAATATTAGTCTTTGTTCTTAGATTTGTTACTGATGTAAGTGTAGTATTATCATTTTTATAATTTGTATCATCAATTACAGCACTACTTTCTTCAATTGAAAACCCGTTTTGAGGAGGTGATGCAATTGTAGCATTATCTGGGATAACATACCTTAAACGATAAATCTTCTCATTATCGGTTCTATTATCAGGTGCTCTGTAGATGAAAGCATTACCTGTCTTTGGCGTAACTTTTGCTTGGTTAGTTACGATTGCAGCACGTAAACTATTTGCTGCACCAACATTGATGTGCCATCCACTATTATCATATTGAATTGGATGTCCAGGATCTCCAGGGTTCTTATCAGCAACCTCAGAGACAATTCTTAGTTGTCCACCAATATTGTTAATACCAGTAAGTTCATCGCCAGATAATGCATTATTATAAGTTGTTGCGATCTGGATTTGATCTGCATTCAGACCATTTGTGATTGCATAGTAAAGAGTTTTATGTTCTAATCCATCTGGTAGAGATCCTGTCTCAGAATAAATTCTGATCGATTCTCCTGGTAAAAGTCTATGATTTTGTTGTAGGGTAAATGTATTTCCAGTGATTGAGTTGATGCCTGCAGATCTACCAACTAGATATTCTTTTCTTGCAGAAATTCTATTGTCTGGATTAGATCCAGGAACAGGCATTAAAACTCTAGCACCATAAACAATATTATCAATATTGCAATGAATAGTTTCACCAACTTTATTACCAATGATATAACCACCCGTGCTTTTTAGCGGAACAGTATCTCTTTGATTATATCCATAGAAATAGAGTTTGATATCTGTTGATAATCCAGCAGTAACTTCTACATCAAGAGGAAGATAGTTAACTTCGACTTGTTTTGCAAAGTTTTTCTGTGGTGGTATAATTTCTGTGATATATCCTTGATCATCTTTCAAGAATGCGTCTCTTCTAAAATTATCTGCCTCTAACGATTTTGCGCCAAAATTTGAGTTGGAGTTTGTGATTGATTGATCTCCACCACTTTCAGCAACAAAGTGTGCAGCATAACCAATAGCGAAAATAGAAACACACTGAATGTATGCGTTATTCGATGTTTTGACGTGAAAATTTTGCCAAGTTGGTTTATGTCTTGCTCTACTATCTGTATGTAATGAAACAGAAGTTCCTAGAGTTGCTTGATCTTGCCAAATACCAGATGTCGTATTGTATTTGACATAAGCATTATCATCTTTGTTTAAACCAATTCCAGTGAATTGTGCAACAACCATTGATTTGAAACCAGTGGCTTTATCACCATCTGCGTGCATTCCATTTAGACCATATGTTGATCTAACTGAGCAGTTAAAAATGTAAGGAGAACATGATGTTACTGTGTCGCTTTCAACTGTCACAATCGGATTTTTTCCGACTAAGCTAGGATTTGCAGTCGAAGTTGGAGTAGATGCTAAAGAATATGTAAACGTTGTATCGTTGATAATTTGAGATACAACATAGCTACCATCATATTCAGCATTATCTACACCAAAAACAAGAACTGGAGTTCCTACAGAGAACTCATGATTTGTTCTTGTGACAACAGTAACAACAGGCGTTGCTACAGATGCTGATGGATTAGATCCAGAGTAGATATCTTCAATTTCAATATCACCGATTTGAGAAATTGCCCCAACAATTCTCGATTCATCAACAGTTGCTTGGAAATCGTTGTTTGCAGGATAATCTGGAAGTGCTCTACCAGAATTTGCCCCATAAGCTAAAGTAAGCTTACGGTAGTACATGTCAAGATCTGTACCACCCTTTCCAGCAACAGTGTTTACACCATCAGCATATTCAAAACATGTTAGTTTATGGTGCGAATAGTTTGGAGAATAAACAGATTTTGTAAAGTCTCTATAAATTCTATCACCAGGATCTGCATCAAATAAACTAAATCCAAAGAAGAAACAACCACCAGTTACTCTAAAAACTGCAGATCTTGGAATATTATCATTATTTGGTTGAGGAACATACTTTGGTCTGATCTTTGTCTTTCTGAGATCTGATCCAATAATAGAAGTACCACGAGGTAAAATTACACCACCATGAATTGAGTTGAAGAGATATAATACGTTATCTGGATCTTGAATATCAAAATTAGTGCCTACAGAAAACTGATTGATTGATGCTGCAGAACCATTTGCATCTGTTAGGTTACCGCTAGTATCAATTGCAAGTCCTGGTCTATTATCAATATAATGTACGCCAGGAGAAACCATGATCGTGGTTTTATCAAACCGATCATTGTTTTGTCCTACTTGATATGAAAACCTAGCACTTTCTAAAAGAGCACGTTGAATAGTCTTGAAAGGACGTGCTCTTGAATTACCAGTATTGCTGATATCGTCTGTTGCGTCAAGTTCTTCGGGATTGACGTATATTACATTTCCCTGAACGTTCTTGAGAAAATTTTCCAGTCTACTTAGTGGCATTACCTATAAATACTGAGACACCGTTCTTCATTGTATTTATACTATGGCAAGTGGTCCAAAGACAGAATATTTGATTTCATCATATAAAAAAGCAGTTGCTCAAGATAGTCAACAAAAAGAGCAACTTGATCAAGTTATTTCAGGAATTGAAATAAGAACGTCAGATGATGCAGATCCCGAATATGTCATTGAAGGTATCAATGATCAAATCAATCGGTTTGACCCTGCAACAAAGGGATTAGATAGAAGAATTTTAGAAATCAATAATCAAATCAAAACTATACAAAATCAAATTCTTGTTTTAGGGCAACAAGCAAACGTTATTGGATGCGGAACAACATCTGTAGCAGTTGTGAATGTTGATGAAGATAGAGTTATCTTACATTCCTGGGCATTTACAGCACCAAATCCATTTTCTAAAAGTACTCAAGAACTTTCTACAAATACTGTTGGTGTTGGAACTTATGATGCAGTGACACAAGTTTCTATCGGAACTTATGCTGGATTTGCTACACCTATTGTTGGTGATTGTGTAGGATACTCCAATTCAATCACAACACTCAATAACAGTTTGACAACTTATCGTGCAGAAAGAGATGCTGTAATTGTTCAAATCAACGTCATCAAAGAAGCAAGAGCATCTTATGAATTGCAACGATATGGATATCAAACTGCAAAAACACAATTAGATGCTCAAATACAAAAAAAGAGCACTTTGATAAGTACTCTCCAAGATCCTAATAATCAAAGATATTTTGAAGAATGATTTATGCTAAGGGAAATTCTTCTACTTTTTCTCTAGTTTTTGTTACAAAGTAATTTTTGAACTTATAATCTGGTGAACCAAAATCATGTACTTCTGCAATACATGATGTCTTTTGAGTAAACCTTGACAATGAAGCAAAAAATTCTTCAGCATCTTCTAATTTAGTAAACGATGCTGTCTGAGGTTCAATTTTTTGAGTAAATTTTTTATCCTTACTAATATAATTTATTTTATTAAATCGAGTTGTAACAATACGATAATATAATCTTACTGCAGGAATAGTTTCTTTAGATGGAGTTTCCATTAAAGATGCTTTTTCATTATAAGGATAGGGAAGATTTTTACAGAATTCTTTTGCTAATTCTTCAGTACTAAATGTATGTGCATGAGTTGGATTTAATTTTGACAGAAATTGTATTTCATCAAGATTAATTTCAGCATCCGTTTCTGGTGCATCATCAGCACTAGTTAAGTAATATATTGATCCGTTGTGAGTTTTTATAGCAATTCTATATAACATTTTACGTTTATAACTCTTTTTTATTTAGATAATAGGAACGGTCGGGATCGAACCGACAAGGACTTTATGTCCGACAGATTTTAAGTCTGTTGTGTTTACCAGTTTCACCACGCTCCCATGGTAGGACCGCCGAGAATCGAACTCGGTTCTGCCGCTTATAAGGCGACGGCTTTAACCAATAAGCAACGGTCCCTCATAATCAATGCTTTGGTCTTGGCTTAGAATTTTTTCTTGGATTAAATTTAAATTTTGTGTCTGCTTCTTGACACCTTTTGATGTGTGACCCAAAATCAATTTTACCATTACATAGATGACCACACATAGGGCATCTAATCTGAGACATACTCGATGCGTACTCCTGTTGAATGTGTCTTAGTAAACTCTAGCACACTCAAGAATTGATCTGGTGTTTCGCAACGCACTTCTTCATAGGACCCGTCAGTGCCGTGAAGATAAAACGTCCTGTTACTAATATTTATCTTAACACTTTCGATAAATTCGTCAGTCAGGTGAAGATCCATAGTGTTTGCTCATCAGGTTCCATCATAGCATGGAACCTTGAGCATGTCAACCCTCGACTTGAAGTTTTTCGATGTCCTTGCGTTCTGCTTGAACCAGATAGTATGCATCAATAGCACCACCACTAGAATTACGAATAACAACTCTAATTCCCCATTCGATGTGATCAACGAAAAGTTCTTGATAAAAACGATGAGGAGTTAATTGAACAGTAATTGTTTCAGGATCTACAAGATCTTTCCAATAATCTGGAAGTTCAATAATACCATCAGTTGTTACACGACCACGTACATAAACACCGTGTTCTGGTCCTTCAAGAGATCCATGATATAATTTCTTTCCAGGCTTTGATGGATGCTCAATCTCAAATGCTTTGCTATTTGCTGAAAATGATCCGTTCACATGCATATTCCCATAATGTGTATAAAGTGGTGCTGCAGAAGATTTAGCAACACAAGTATCTTCTTGGACTGGTTGAGTGTTTGTTTCTCCACCTACTGCTACATTATACCCCACTCTGTTCGATAAGCCAAGTGCGTTGTTGATACCAATTTTATTCAAGATACCAAGTTTGTTTGACATACCAAAGAAGTTACTCAAACCAAGGTTATTCATATAACCAGTGTGCTGAGTTCCCGCAGTAACATCTAATCCTAAACTAGGAATTCCTGGTGCAAATGGAGCAATTGCAGGTCCAATATTGACTGCTGCACGGGCAAATCCAATATTAGTTGGAGCACCAAAAAATGCAGGACCACATACAGCTAATGTACCTGAAAATGGATTAGCATCATCATCCAATGTCAATGCAGATTGATCTAATCTTGCTGGTATTTCTGGTCCAACGTATAGTTTTCCTGTTGAAAGTTCGCCTGCGATTGCCATACTATTCTCCTACAATTGTTTGTTCTAGTAATGTATTTACAATATCTGCAACAGATGTTGGAATGAGTTTTGTTTTTCTTTCATGCAAGAAAACAGGATTTCCAGAAACAATATTCCACCCGTCAGAAACATTGAGCATAGTATAAAATGCTTTGGTTGTTACGTTTGTACCAAGTATCGTAACGTTGTTGTCAGCATCAAGTCTTATGTTGTGCTTTGAGTTTATAACAACATCACCTTCTGATGCTGTTGTCTGCATAATAATGTTTTTAGCCCTCATTGAGATATCACCTTTTGCTTCGATATTGATATCTCCATCAGAAGTAATATTGATTGGACCAGATCCTTCTTGGACTAAGGAAGATCCTTTCTCATTAGATTTAGCCCATAAACACCATCCACCATCTTTATAGATGTGTAGTGCTGCTCCAGATCCACCACCAAGTTGAACGTGGTGTTTTCTTAGAATTTTATCATCAGTTTCTTCACCAATCTCCAGAAATCCGTGCTCTGGATTATGAATATTGATGGGAGGACAACTATTCATTTATCTACTCACACAATCTACAACACGAAGAACTTTTTCTGGTGGAATGTCAACTTTGATTTCACTTCTTCTAGTATATTTCATAACAGGTCTGATGATTGCACCAACACCAGTCGCACTATTTATTGCTAGGTTAGGAAGAATTGTGCATCCAAGTTCAGACGAAATAATATCTGCACCAACAATTCTTCCTTCATCATCTAAAACTGGTTTGAGAACACCACATTCACTTTCAATCATATCGTTTTCAGTATAACCAATACCAGTATTAACAATTTTTACACCATCAATTTCACCAACAACATCTTCGCCTTGACTATCTGGGGTAACTTCTGATGTTGGAATATATCCACCTCCAGTTTCAAGCATTACAATATTAGTTACTTGTCCATTTTGAACAATTGCCTGTCCAGTAGCACCATATCCATTATCACATTGATCTACAAACTGAACAAATGGTGATCCAGAGTATCCAAATCCTACGTCAGTCATATTGACACCAACAACTTGTCCAAGACTGTTTACGACTGCTCTAGCTGCTGCTCCAGCACCACCACCACCAAAGATTACAACCTCTGGTGGACCGCATGTAATATTATAAGGATCACATCCACCAATAATATCCAATGCTTCTGCTTCTCCTTCCTTCCCTTGTCCTGGGAACCAAGAAGAAATATTATCTTTAGCATTCTTTTTCAAATTACTAATATATTTGGAAATATTGATTGTTCTTTTGAAATTTGCTACATCTTCTGGTGTTGGACCAAAATTAATTGCCCAATTGTATGGTTGTGGTTCGCAGAAATCACCTTCACATTTTAAGAAACTCAATCCTACCTGTGCATAGCTGATTGCCTTATCAACATAAGACATAAAACTTCCAATAGGTCCTAAGATTTGCTCAATAGCACTCATAGCAGGACCGATTGCTTCTTGAATTTGTTCAGTGACTGTTGCAATCAATCCTCCGACAAACTGTTCTGCTGCACATAATGGAATATTGATAATTTTACCAATCATTTGAACTAAAAATTTGGTAATAAAATTTTTCAATCCTTTGATGATATTTTCAATGACACAATAAATTGTGTCCATTGATTTCTTAATAGCAATATCTTTTAAGAAACTTTCTGGGAAAATAAAGTTTAAAAGATCCTTTACACCATTAAAAATTTTTCTGAACAAATATTTTCTTGCCTGTCTCATTAATTCAGAAAAAGCACCAGAAATCAAATCTGCAGTTTCATTGATTAATGATGGGATATCTGCGATTTCATTTAATACTGGATCAAGAAATCCATCTTTGAATTCCTTCAAATCTTTAACAACTTCAATAAATGTCGCCAATGAACGTGCAACTTCTGCTAAAAATCCTTTACCTTGTTTACATTTTTTAGCACGTCCTACAATTTTTTTCTTTACTTCGTTATTCTGTTTTCCCTGAAGACTTTCTTTTCCATCAGCAGTTTTACCTTGTCCAGGAACTCCATTCCCTGTTGGAGATCCTCCAGTAGCAGGTTTTACTGCAGTTGAATATTTTAATTGTCTATTAAAATCAATTGGTTTAAAACCGCTAGTTCCTTTATCGACTGCAGTTTGCCATGCAACAAGATTTTTTTCTGCTTCTCCACTAAACAATGCGCCCAAAATAATAGGCTGCTGCATATCATCACCATCTAGGAAAAATCCTAAGACAGTTTCACCACCTTGCAATGAAAAACTAGTACCACCAAAATTCTTACCTGCTCCCAGCGATGGTGGTACTAGGAAATGTGCCCAAGGCAGTTCACTATCAGGAACTTCATTGGATGCTGGATGACGACCTAAGATCCTGACTTTTGCACGATAACCATACTTAGTGCTAAATTCTCGCCAACTTGGATCAGCAGTTACCTGTCCGATGAACCAATGAAATCCATCTTCTCCGATAAAGTTGATCTTAGATAGGCGTTGCTCCAGCATCAGTTCTCGTAAATTCTACACTCAAGTGCATTAGGATTTTGATCACAATAAATTTCAAAAGGAGTTGGATCGTGATGTTCCCCAGGATGATTTGCTTGATATATTTTTAAGTCTTCTAGTTCCTGTTCTAGAAAACGGCGGCGTTGTGAAGAAATGCCAGGATCATAAAGATCTGTGGCATCCTTTTCGATGTGGTCTTCGATGGTTTTCATGTTAGTTGTGCGTAGGAATCTCTTACTAAAGTCAATCCAGTAAAATCGCCCTTTGAAGAAAACTTATGTGCCAACGACTTGATCATATAATATCCCGAACTAGGATCGGAACCAAAATCAGATTCTTGCTTATTTATCTTAGAAAAGTTGCAGAATATTACTTCCCCAACTCTTAAATTAAAATTCATTGGCACCGTTATTGATAAAGTTTGAGAAAACAGTGATGCGTATCTTGCAATTCCTTGCGATTGGAACAATGGTTGATATTGTGGTGTATCTAATTCACCCTTCGTAGATAGCGTTCCTGTATCGATTACTCCCATAATAATTCTCGATGGATAAGTATCGATCTTATTAGGAATATTCTCAACTTCGTTCGATAACGTTAGTTGTTTGTTTATACTTTGACCAAAGTAATAATCTTGAAAGTCTGGCGATCTTGTAATAATATTATAGAACCAATTAGAAGATCTGTACATGCCTAGTCTTAGTTTTTCTAGGATATCATGACTTTCTTTCCAAACTGGAGGCGAAACAAGTTTGTAATTATTGTCTGGACTTAGTGCGTCAACAGTCTCATGATAATTGTACTTGAGAATTCTATCTTTATTCTTCTTTGCTTCATTGAAAATATTATCAACACTTCTGAAGTAATATCCGTCTAATGCTTCATAGAAAAAATACCCTGCAGTTCCAGAATTCTTTCCATTATTGACTAACGGAATAGATTTTGGACATAACCAAGTGCAAGTAAATAAAGGTTTCTTATAGTTTCCCATAAAACTATAAGTATTTGAAGTCTCTTCAAGTTTTCTTATTCTTGATGATTTGATACGAAGATCTTTTTCTAAAATCTTTCTAATGATTGTATCGACTTTACCAGTATATTTTCGATATAATCGAGTTGTATGATTACTGAATGCTCCTTGTGTTTCTAAGATTAAAGTATAAACTTCTCGTTTTGCTGTTGCAGTTCCTGTTTTGATATTGCTGATGACTAAAGGATTATTTTGATCAAATCTCATTTCTCCTGAAGGATGTGTAATTGTAAGGTATACAACTGCACCACTTCTTACAGGGAGTTTTGCTAACTTACCACTGGTGTCTAGGATATCAATCTCAAAGTGAATTGAACTATCTGTAACATCTTCATAGTAACTGATGAGACCAGACTGTAAACGAACATCTTCAAACCTATCGCCTTTGGGAGAAGCAATTAGAAGTTCTGTTACTTTATGTCCTTTTAGGAAATTGGACATTATGCTGTTATCTGTGACATCATCTGAGCATATTTAGCAGCAGCCTGGTATGGCGATGCTCCACCACCACCGATGATTTGCGTTCCACCACCTACAGGAACAGGAACAATCGTAGTGTTTGGTTCTGCTAATGCAATG